ATAAAAATGGATTAAAAGACTTTAGTTGTGTTCCTATTTGCAGAAAACATCATACTGAACGTCATAATATGGGTCTAAGGCGATTTGAAGAAAAGTATAATATAAACTTATGGAAAGAAGCATTTTATTTATTAAGGGGGTATTTCGCAGAATGAATTGTTGGCATTGTAATAAAGAAATTATATGGGGTGGTGACCACGATTATGAGGATTATGGTTATGAAGGTGAAGGTATAGTTAGTAATTTTCATTGTCCTAATTGTGAGGCAGAGTATGAATGTAGGTTACCTATAAAATGAAATTCGCAGGTAAAATAAAACAAGGGCAACTTACTTTAGATGATAATCTAGGGTTTAGGGATTATTTAAGGCTAATTGAGGGTGATGTTCATTTAGAAATTAAACCTGCTGAAAAAGTGCGTTCTCCACAACAAAACGCATACTATAGGGTTATTATAAGGATATTGGCGAAAGATTTAGGTTATACTGAAGCCGAAATGCACGAAACTATAAAAGAAAAGTATAATATTGAATCTACTAAGCAATTAGATGTGAAAGAATTTACTGAAATCCTAGAATCAATTAAAAGATGGGCAGTTATAGATATGGGTATTGTATTACCTAATGCTAAGCCAACTCGTCAATCGTCATACTAACCTTATAAACATTATGTGCTTGTTGTTGCACACTTAAAGTATTTTCTCTAAAATTGCATATAGAAAATTGGTCAGGATTGTTATTAGTATTGTCAGGTTGAAATATAAACGGCAGAGTACCACCTAATGTACAATTCCATACAAAATTAAAGCTATTATCTGATAGCATAGGATTAGTATCGTTATCATTAGGATTAGATTCGCCATCACTTATAAGTGTGTTAGATACTTCATTATCTATCCACATATCACTTTCTGCTATATAAGAAAAAGATAGTTTCCAGCTTCTTAATCCTTTTCTTCCTACACCACTTTTAACTCTTTGGTCAAATTCGGCATTGTCAGTAGTATCAAGTTCAAATGGTGAGTATTTATAAGTAGTACCATCGGCATTGTTCATAGTCCATTCTGTTGGTCCATCATAATAAATGTTAGCTAATGTTTTACCACCTATAGTTTTTTGTTTCTTAATACCATCAAATCGTCTTGACATTGTAAGGTTAAGGTCAGGCGAATTAGGGCAATCAAAATACTTACCTACTACTAAAGAACCTAATTGGTGTGTGTAAGCAGAAGCCCATTCATTTGAAGTGTATTCAATATAAAATTCTTTCCAATAATCATTAAAAGTTCCCCAAGTAGTAAATATACTTGAACCATTATATTCTGCCTTGTTTCCATTAAAATTTAATATGTTTGTTTGACTTCCTGAATCAGAAGTTATTTCATAGTCATCTCCAACATTTCTTTTTCCTTTAATTGTTATTTTATGTTCTCCAAATAAACTTTCAGATGCAAGGTTGTGATTTAATAAACCAACAAAAGTTACAGGAAAAGATGTTTTTGCGTTTGTGTCTGAACCAATAGAAAATAATGGTTGATTATCTTTATTAACATCTAAATATGGGTTAGCACAATTCATATATAATAATTCTGCACCACCTCTACCTTCTGCCCAACCTAATTGTCCTGTGGCGTGTAAAAATGTAGGCATATCTACATAAAATCTTGGTGTTTTAACTTGCTTTCCCATTAATATCCTCCTGAGCCTCTTGAACTAACACCACTTGTAGATGTTGTTCGTTTTGTTTTAATTTTTGTTTTATCTACTTTAGGTAAACCATAATCAGGTAAATTGTATTTAGTTTTAGAAACTTTATTTGTTCTTACATTGTTTTTATATTTTTTCCAATTAGTGTTATCTATACTAAAATCAAACTTTTGATTATCCCAATTAGAATTGTTTATTGCAATTTTTTCTGAAAGTTTTTCATTATTTTTATTTACAATTATTGCTTTTGTTATTTTAATATATCCTTCATATTCAAATAAAATTTGATTTTTCATTGTTATATTTTCTAATGTGTATATTAAAATTGTTTTTTTATTACCCTGTAATATCCATCCATCAGGTAATTTTGGTGTTATTTCTGCTTTCCCTTTGAAATATAATTGTATACCAAAAACATCAGAATATGATTCTATACTACAAATACCGTTATTACAATAAATGTATGCTTTATTTTGTGTTTTTAAATTGTATTTTTTTTCTAAATTATTTATACTTATTGTTTTCATATTTATCCTAATATTTCATTTACCAAGATTACTATGTCTAATACATTAATAACGCCATCGCCATTCATATCTGCTATATTTCTACTATTTTCATCTTCAGGAAAATCTTGCCAATTAACATCAGTTATTGATTGAACAATAGTAACTATATCTAATACATTTAATATATTGTCTTGATTAACATCTCCATATAAATTATTAAATACAAAAAGTTCATCATTATTTTGTGTAAAAAACAAATAATTCGTTGTTTCATTATTGTATATTTTTATAATATATTCTATTATAACATAATCATTATCATTTTCAGGAATAAAAGAATATTTTTTGCTTAACAATACTGTACCACTATAGTTATTTTCTATTTCTGTTGTACTTTTATTATGATTAACTATATCCATAGCAGAAGGTGCATTTTCCTCAGAATATATACCATTTTGTATTGGTTCTATACCTGATTCATCAGGAAATGTAATTTGTCCTGCACTTGAATCTACTCTTGTAACATATATATTATAATTCCAATCTTCTTCTATATTAGTTGTAACATTAGCATTAATGCCGAAATTATTATTAAGGCTATTTATATTATTTTCCCAATCTGTGTTAAAATAAAGTTCTTCTTCTAATTCTTCTTCATCGCCATTATTTGTGGTGCTGTTATTATAGTTAGGGTTGTCATTTGGGTCAGGTAATTGATTGTTTTCTGTTACATCATCACCGCTTCCATTAACTATATCGCCTGTATCTTCTGTATCAGGTTCAGTATCTTCTTCTAATCCTTGAAATCCATATTCTCCACGATGTACTTGTACTGCTTCTATACTTACTTTACTTAAAGATTTAGATACTTTAGTAATAAAAAATACAGGATATATTAATTGTCCATTTCTATGTTTTACTTTAGAATAATCATATCCAAAAGCTAATTTACTACCTAATAAATCACTATATTTAATATAATCACCTGCTTCTAAGTGTATATAGCTTAATGGTAAATCTATTTTAGTTATTAAATGTTGGTTAGCATACCATAATAAAAGTCTTTTTTGTAATCTTGCAGCCGTATCTTTATCTCTAATATATTCAGTTTCTATTTCTAATTTAGTATCTTCTGAATCTAAGCCGTAATAATTAATATTATAAGCATTATTACCACTATAACCTAATTCAGTAGTTGTGTACTCATCAAGAGTAGTATATGTAGTATCAGCTATTGTGTACCCTGTTTGCTCATCATATTCGCCAGAGCCATAATTTTTTTTGTATTTAACATTAACTGAATTGTAAACATCATCTAACTTTGTCAAGCTAAAAGAATATTTAATTACATCTTCTGTATTAATAAACACAACATTGTTATAATCCATAAGTTGTTTTATACCAATAAATTTAAATTTCCCTGAACTATCAAAAGATGGTATTAAAAGTGAAGATTTAAATAAACCTTCAAATATTTGTTTAGCTTCTTTTTGTTCGTATTGTGTAAAACCGTAAAACCAATTATTACCAAAAGAAAATTCTTGTTCTTCTAAATTTAAATTTAATTCATTTTTTAAAATGTTATACAATATTTTGTCTGCATTAACAATTAAATTTTCATCTTCATCTATTCTACCTTTTAAAGAAGCATAAAATTTTTGTTCGGTTAAACTATCAATAACTATATCGTTTGTTAAATACATTTCGTGCAAACTTGCTATACACATTCTTGCTGCATAATTTGAACTACTTGAATACTTTGCATCGTGATTATCTGCACCCCAACATATATTTAAATATTGATTTGTATTTTTAATTAAAGAAGAATTTTGATGTCCTTGGACTTTAATAGATGCTCCAGTAGTTCCTGATATTGTTTCAATTTCTTCAACTACTGTATCATTAGATTGTGGCATATATCTTGCAGGAGCATTATCTACCATATCTTGTAAATCTATTTGTGTAGTGTTTTCTTGTTCACCACTATCAATTAAAAAAGGGTCAAACCATATACTTGATGGATATATAACTGATTCTACATTTTTTTGGCTATTTAAATCACCAAATAAAGATTCTGTGCCCAATCCTTTTGGTGCATAAGATGATAGGCGATAATGAACTTTAGCAACGCAATCAAAATCTCCAATTTCATTATATATAAGTTTTGCCATACATCCCGTTCCTTGATTAGCAATACCTAAAGCTATATTTGTAGATGATATATGTAAGCCATAATTATCATCGGTTTTATGTAACCAAGTAGGGTTAAATTTTAAACCTGACTGAGAATCTACTATACCCCATTCTCCTGAACCGTTATCTGTTGTCATATCATTTATAAATGTAGGTTCATACCAAGTTTGGTTTTCACTATTCCAATTATTTTCATAAGCCGTTTTTGCTACACTACTCGTATTTAAACCATTTTGAGAAAACACTTTATTCATTTGTCTTGGGTCAAATATATCTGTTCCGTGTTCTGTAAATCCTACAATAAAATTACTTGAATCATATCTTGCCCAACTAAATTCAAATTCTATATCATATTTATTTCTTGCATAAAAAGTCGCTTTTGTAAAAGGTCTAATTACTCTTGTTGCTATATAACCTTCAACAATTTTATTAATATTAATACTTTGACTTTCTAAATTAATCCCATAAACATCTAAGCCTTGATATTGTGTGCTAACATTTATTTCTGGATTACCTTCAGAATCTGTTACCCATTCTGAAAATTCTTTAGGCATTTTTTTATTTATTGGTGCAAAACCATTATTGTATACATATAAAAAATTATTATTACTTAACCAGCTATCTTCTATTAAAAAATTGTTATTTTCTATCGTAGGATATATTACAGATAATGGCATTTCCCAAGCACCTTCAATTTGTTGTTCTGGTTTTTCGTAAGATAAACTACTTATTACTTCAGTACCTGTGTTTGATAATTCATCAACAACAGTTTTTATAATAATTGGACTTTTATCAACGTGACCATATACCATTGGGAATGGTTTTCCTACATCACCAGATAAATATGTTGGTTCATCAGGTATAATAGTAGAAGGAATCATTGTAGTTAATTTTTGTTCTGTTAAATCTTCTAAAGTAAGGCTTAGAGTTTCAGCCGATTGAGAATAACGTCTAATAGTACCAGTATAGACAAGTAAACAATCATCTAAAGTATCTAGTCCATTAGCAGCGTAATATACTTGTACTACTGCATTTAGTAAGCTAGACATATCGTCTGAGAAAATCTTGCCGTTATAGGGAGCATTTGATATAGATAAAGATACACTTGAAATAGTGTATTTATTGTTTATAATGTCTGCTTTTGAGCTAATAGAAGGACTATTAAGTAGTAAAGGGTTATACGCCTCACCACCTATGTTTGTTTCTTTAATTGATAAATTAATTGATGCTTCTTCAGGAATTGGATTATCTATCTGTACACCTTTATATATTCTAACCAAAGGATATAAAGACGTTCTAGTACCATTACCTAGTGTTTGTTTAAATTTAGGAGGTAACGTCAGCATTAACCGATTCCAAAATCACTACCCCTACGGACAGCTTCTTTAATTGATTCTGCAAGTTCGCCTTCAACAAAATCTTGTGTTAAAACATTACCTGTAACGCTTACATTGATACTTCCACCACCACCTGATTGATTCATTTGGTTAAGTGTTTCTAAGCCGATAGATTCTACTGCATTTCTACTCATTACAAATTCGCCACGTTCAGCTTCTATCATAGTACCACCTTGTGAGTGTCTATTTCCACCTACATAACCACCATCTGCAAATTTTGAAGGAATTGCAGTTCCAGAGCCACCACCACCCATATTACTAATAGCTTCTTGTATTTTAGAAACATTTGCTAAACCAGCAATTATAATTGCAGCCATTTTTACAGGAGTATTGACAGCTAATGTAGCTTGTTCATAAGTAGTTGCTATTGCTGCAAATTGTTGTAATCTAGCACCTTCTTTAGCATTTTTGCCTCGTGAAGTTATTAATGATGCTGTTGCGTTTAATGTTTCTCCAACAAGTCTAATTTTTGCTTGTTTTGTCATTTCTGCCCATTTAATTTCTTGTTTTGAAACTTCTATGTTTGTTTTATTTAATTTGTTTTTAAGTACAATTTCATTTATTAATGCTAATTTTTTTGCTTCACTTAATTCAAGGAATTTTCCATCTTTCTGAATAATCATATTCATAACATCAACTAATTGTTGGTTAGTTTCTATAGTTCCAGCTTGAATAGATTCCATAACACCTGAACCTTGAATAAATTCATTAAAAAAGTCTGATGTTACACCTGTAAGTTCTATAAATTTATCTTTAAACTGATTTCCTTCTGCTAACTCTACAAAAGTTGCGTTTATTGCTGCAATCTCAGCCATTATTGGACCTCTTAATTTTGAAAGGTTACTGGCGTGAGCTGTAAGCTCATCTCTTTCTTTTTTTAGGGCGTTTATTCTTTCTATTTCTGCTTTTTTAGCATCACCTGTTAATCTCAGTAATCTAACTTTTTGACGTATTTGTGCTACTTTATCATCTATTTCTTCTACTCTTTTTTCGTGTTTTTCTTTTTGTTCTAGAATTTGTTGATTTATTGCACCAGCAGCTTCAATAAGCACGTTAGCATCACTCATTAATTTACCTTTATCAATATTTGCGTAAACATTTTGCAATTCACCTGATAAATCTTCAGTAAAACTAGAATTAGCTATTCTAAGTAATTGGTTTCCTTCAACTAATTTTTTATAAAACTTATCTAATTGCTCCATACCATTATCAGTTTTAAAATTTTGTATCGTTTTAGAATATTTATTTAATTCTTTATTAGCACTTTTTTCTTCTTCTGCTGTGCTTTTAAATAATCCTGTCATTTCAAATAATGCTACACCTACAGTTGTTGCAATTGCAAGTAATGCACCTAATCCACCTGTAGATGCCATTAAAGCTCTTTTAAATATTACTAAAGATGTGGTTAAACCAACAGTTACACCTTTTGATGCCAACTGAATTGCAGTAAATTTTTTCAAAGTTTTACTAGCTAATCCAAATGCTGTTATTAAACTACTGCCTATTGCAATTGTTTTTAATAAAATAAAACTTCCTGCTAAAGATATAACAGCTTCTGTCATAAGTCTTATATGTGTTGTATTTAAAGATTCTGTTAATCTTGTTAAACCTTTAATTATAGGTGATAAACCTTCAGATAAAACTTTTCCTAATCTTTCTTGCAAATCGCCAAAAGCCATACTAAGTTGTTTAACTTCTGAGCCTGACATTTTACCTAATAGTTTTGCTAAGCCACCATATTTTTTTTGTGATTGAGTAATTATTTGATTAATTTTTTGTTGTTTAGAAGATGATGAATCTATTGTAATTCCATATCTTGATAAAGCATTTGTAGAAGAACCGAATGTTTTTGCAATTAATAATGCAGCAGAATTAAGGTCCATACCTTGACCTTCTGCTAAATCTAATGTAGCTTCTGTTAATTGTTTAGTTTGTTCAATATTAGCACCATAAGCACCAAATTGTGACATAACACTATTTATATTTTCATCACCAAATCTAGTAACGCTTTGTAAAGAACTTGCATATTCTGCTAATTCTTTTGATGCTAATGACCCAAACTGTAATCCTAACCTTAATAAACTTTCTTCTTGTTTTGCAAATGCTTGTATATTTCTTACAATACCTGACGATACTAATCCAAAACCAAAAGAAACAAGTAATAACTTAGAACGCATTGTTGCAAATGAATTATTTACTAATCTTCCTTTATTAGTAATATCTAACATACTTTTACCTAAAAAATTCATAGCATTAGCATTTTGTTTTAAAGATTTAGTATTAATTCTTAAACTATTAGTCTGTTTACTTCTTGATAATATGTCTTTTTTTAGTTGTAATAAAAGTTGTTTTCTAGCATTTTCTTCTTTTTTTGTTAATAATATAGTGTTTCTACGGGCATCTTTACCTTTTGTAGAATTTATTTGATTATGCTCTTTAGTTCTTTGTTTATTTAGAGCTTTACTAATATTTAATAATTTTTTATTACTTGCTTGAAGTTTTTTTTCTTCTTGTATTACTTGTTTTTGTACTGCTATATTTTTCTTTTGTTCTGCATTATTTTGTTTTTGTATTTTAGCTAAATCTTGCTGTGCTTTTTTTAATTTTTTTTGTTGGTTTTCTAATTTTTTCTGAGTTTTTATAAGTGTGTTTGCATTTTTTGTAAATTTATCTACAACTTCTGCAATAGCTTCAAATCCTTTTTTTAATCCAGTATCTTTTAATGCTACTTCTACTGTAATATCTGGTCTAGCCATTTGTATTTGCCTCTCGTCTTGCTTTATCTTGCATTTGCTGTTCTCTTTTAGCTAAAGCATTTTTAATTATAAAAAAATATTGCACCCATCTTGCAGGTTGCTCACCATAACTTCCTGAATATGCAGGTGTATTAGTTTCCGTGCAATACACATACTTATTTAAAAGTTTTAAATACTTATCATTCCTTATCTTGTTTAAACAAGCAAAAAAAGGTATCTGTGCTGATATACTTTTAGTTATATCAAGGTCTTTTCTTTTTTGTTTATTGAATGTTTTAGTTTCTTGGGCAATTAAATCAATAACTGCCCAAATATCATCTACATTCTTAAAGGTACGTTTTTCGTAACCTTTTTTTGTTTTTACAGGTAATTGTGCTTCATAAGGAAAATCACAATATTGACAGCCTCCACAGCTATCAGACAATATAGTCAGTTCTACTTGGAGGCTTTCTCTTCCCCCACAAGATAAATGCTCTGCATTTCTGTGAATATTTCTATTCTATCTTGTAGCTTTAATGTCTTTAGAAATTTATCTGATGTGTCACCATCAACTCCTATACGAATCCATTTAGTCATTGTAGAGTGCATCATTTTAACACCTAAAACATCACCTTTTTTCGTATAATCATATACAACAGCATCCAGCATTTCATCTCTTTCGTCTATTGACACATCTTTTAACTTAATTTTCATTCCTGATTTAAGTTTGATTTCCATTGTTATTTTCCTTATTTTGTTTTTTTAGATTGTTTTTTTTCTTGTTTAAGAGGTTCGCCATTTTTTTGAACCTCTACCCAATCAGAAGGTACATTTTCTACATTTTTATCTTCTACCTTTTGAATTTTAACAAATCGTTCAACTTTGTAATATTTCATATTTCTCCTTATGCTGTTGCTCCTGTTGCTACATAAAACACTTCATTAACTCCTGGGTCTGTAACTTTAGCCTCAAAATCAACTGTAGCTACATCACCACTACCTACACTAGCACTTAAAAGTTTGCCTTTCATAGCTATAAAACCAAAAATTTGGTCTGCGTGTGCTGCAATCGCTATATCTCCAGGAGCTTCGAAATTGCTTGTTATTGCTCTATTGTTTAAAGCAAATTGTATGTAAGAATCGTTACCTGAATCTCTATGAGCTTCCAAAAGTTTATCAGTTTCTGTGTCGTATTTAATAGAACCACCAAAAGTTACATTAAGTTCTGGTACTGCTCTTCCAAATACTTCAGGTTCAGCATCTGCTCCTTGTGCACCTAAAAATACAGTAGGTGACTCAATAGTTAGAGAAAATGTATTAATCACAGGGGAAATACTTGTATGGTCATCTCCAGCTGAGTTTGATTCCATAATATTAAGGTCTTTTGTTGATTGGTCTGATAAAAATATATTTGTACTTCCCAAAGCTGTAGTTAATTCTTGTGCAGCAGTCATACTATCAGCTGCTTTTTCTGGAATATATTGAGTTTGGAATGTAGCTGTGTAATCATATCTACCACCAGCACTTGTCATATCTGCATTTAAACTGTAACTTGTACAAACACAACCAGTAAATGTGTAACTATCAGCTGCTGTTGGTGCAACAAAATGAATTGTCATTGTTTTATTAAAAACAGTAGCACCTGTTGCATCACCATCTTTAAAATTTCCTGGAGAGTACCCTGTAGCAACTTCAAAATAATTATCACCTGTTCCTGTAGCTGCTTGAGATAATATATTTTCCATAAATATAGGTAAGTCTTGTAAAGTTACCCTACCTGATAAACTTATTTCTGATGTTGTTCTTTTTGAACTTGAAAACATAGCACCAAACTCTGCAATTCTTCCAGAGCCTGTACGCATTTCAAATTCTTGATTTGGACTAAATGTTGGTAATGTTATTCCTTCAACATCTAATCTATACATAGTCACACCATTAGTAGAAGCATTTTTAGCACCCACAGTCGCATCTGCTCCTATGTATACCTTAAACTCTTTTCCACTAAAAGTAGACGAATTAGTTGCTAGACTATAGTCTGCCATTTTCTTTCTCCTATCTGCATAATATATATGCTATTAATTTACTTGTTTTTATTTAATTATCCAATATTTCCAACGTGATTACATTGAAATTGCATTTCTACTGTATATACACTATTCTCAGTATTTATATTTAATTCAGTAGATTCTATTCTACAATTCAATGCTTTAGTGCTATCAGATAAAGTCATTATTATATTATCGTGAACTAACGCCTCAATTCTTGAGGTGTATCTTAATATATGGTCCATTGTTTTAGTATTAACCATTTTTTCGTCAAAATAATATATTAATTTTATGTTATACCTTCTTTCTTCGGTATTAATTGTATAATTAATTAATGAAGAAGATTCAGGCAAAATTCTTAAATATTGAGAGCCGTGCATTTTTTCATAACCAACACAAGTAGGCAAAGCTCCTTTAAATTCTGTTTCTGCTATACTTTCTAGTTTATCTAATATGTTTTTAAAATTATTTGTAAAAGTTACAGCCATTAGTATAATCTTCCAATTTTTCTAGTTCTTGTCATTTTAACAGCCTTACCACTAGAAGCATCTATATCTTCGTGTCTACCAAAAACTTCTATTTCCCATTCGTCTGCACGAGTAGTAACATTAGCAGTAGAATCATCTGCACTACCTGCAAATCTAATTTGTAAGTTACCAGCTAATGCTTGATAATCGCCTGTAATAATTTCATCAGTTACTACTGTATTTTCTTTTAATTTATTAGAACCTTTAACAGAAACGCTATATGTAGCCGTTCCTAATACTCCACCAGTAGTTATAATAACTTTAATTAAATCGTAAGTTCCTGTCCATTCGCCTCTAGTATCTACAGGTCTTATAGCTCCTGACGTATAAGATACATCTCTTATAATTCCTTGTGATGAATCTCTAGTTACTTGCCAAGATAAAGCTGCTTTGCCTTCATTTATGTTAGAAATGTTAAGCATAGCTTCTTCCATTAAAGCACTAGCTAATTCACTATTAGGGTCGTGGCTTTTAATCATAAAGTTAGCAGCTATTAAAGCCGTACTTCTAATAATAATATAGTCAAAGTTACCTTCTTTATCTTTTAATGCTTCTTTAGGCATATTAGGGTCTAACATACTATCTAGGTATCTACTAGCATCAGTTCTAAATTGTGTTACTACAGTTGCAAAATCTTCTCCTGTTTCTGTGAGTAAATCATTTGGATTGCTATTACTGTTAAAATAATATAAAGCATCTTCATCACTTACATATGCCCAGTCACCTGCTGAATCTACACCAGATTTTCCTGATTGTGCAGCACCTAATTCTTCACCATCAACAAAAAAGTTTGTAACTAAACCTGTGTTATGTGCAACGTATTTATTACTAACTGCCGTAGTTTCCCACCCATATATAGAGTTTTTACCATCAAAACTATCAAGTTGTGGAAATACTCTTTTCAATTCTTTATGTGTACAATATATTGCTGCTGTTGCCATTTATTCTCCTACCATTTCTTACAAGACCAGTATCTTGCTTTTGTTTTAGGTCCTGGGGTTGCACATTTATGTCTTGCTCTAAAAGACTTACGTCTAGCAGGA